AAGTTCATCCTCAAGTTCATCCTCCATCTCATCAGCCTCATACGAAGCCTTTGCCTGCATCAGAATCGTTATCGCTGAATCAATGAAAGCAACCATCTCATCATTGCGTTTGCTCATCTTGCGCTGACCAACTTCACCTACAGGATCTAAACCTTCAGCCAAAGACTGTGCCACCATGCGATCAATGGCATCCTGTTTTGTTTCATAGCAGTCCAATGTGGTGGCTGATCCATCTGTTTCAATCTTTACTGCAGCCCAATTAGAACAATCCGATTGATTCTGTGAGATTCCGTAGGGCATGATCAATCTCCGTCTGGTAACAAAACCCATACATCAATGGGATCACCGCTTGCATCTTTGACCGCATAGATTTTTTCACCGACAGGCAAAAAGAATGTCAAAGTTTCCAACTTGTGAACATGAAAACCATTTGTCTCTGTTACATCTGCACCACCAATAAACACAATGTCTGCATCAGCGTCATGGTGAATGTAAATAGTTCTGTTTTGATTATCAGAATCAACAAGAAGTTGTCGTGTGCTTGTTACTGATATTTTGTATGACTTCACAATAACTCCAATACTTCAAGATCGTCTAATTCAGCAACCCACGAAATACTACCTAAAGCATAAACGGATGCAGGTGGAACTGTAACAGAAGCAGTTGCTTTGATTGTTGCAAACTTTTTTGGTTTAGGTTTTGGTTTGGGTTGAATGATCAGTTCTGGTTTTGGTTCAGGTTTTGGTTCTACTGGATTGATGATTGGGCGTGGTGTTGGTCTTGCAAATATGCGCCCACCAGATGAGGCAGGTTTATTGACTGGCGTGATCGTTGCTTGTGCTTGTGCTGCCAGCGAACCTAAAGATGCTGTGGCTGTGTTGTCTCCTTCTGTTTGCGCTGTTGCCTGCGCCACTAGTCCACCTAGTGTGGCTGTCGCTGTTGTTTCATTGTTGATTTGCGCTGTGGCTTGTGCTTCCAGCCCTTGCAGATTGGTTTGGGCAGAAGCATTGTGCGCAATACTGTTGGTGGCTTGCGCCTGCACTCCACCTAATACGGCTGTTGCCGTGTCGTTGTTTGCTGTGCTTGATGTTGCCTGCGCCGATAGTGAACCCAAATCACCCATGCCAGTTGCCTGATGATTGGTCAGGCTTGAGGCTTGTGAACTTGCTGCACCTAGTTCGGCTGAAGCGGTAACAGGATTTGTTGTTTGTGATGTTGCTGATGCTGAAGCAAAACCTAATGAGGCTGAGGCTGAAGCAAGGTTTGTTATCTGTACTGTGGCAGTAGCGACAACAGTTCCCAAACTTGAACTGGCTGTTGCGTTCATTGGGAATGGCGAACCATCCAAACCAACAGTTACATCATCTAATGCACTTGTGTTTAAGGTGAAGCGTGAAAACGCCATGATGCCTTAACTTGCGAGAGTTAGAGAAACAGTCAATGCACCAGAAGCGATTGTAAAAGTGTCACCAGCCGTGTACGGGTTTCCTGTTATTGATCCAGAGAACAGGAAGTTTCCTGCTGTTGTTGCATCCCAAGCAGTAAAAAAGGTTGCTGTTTGTGAGCCAGCAATGTTTGTCCAAACAACATCAGCATCAGAAGTCAAGACACCTGCAGATGCCGTACCGAATGAGGCTGCTTTGCGTGTTGTTTCTGTTGCAGGGTTCGCTGTGCCGTTTGATGACGGATCGCCAACATGAAGTTTCACATACACCTGTGCAACAGCAAAAGAAGTGTTATTGCCCACAGCGTTCAGCCATGAACCTGCAAGATACGAACTCAATCCAGTTGCCATTATTCCTTAATCCTTTGTTCTGTAATTGAAATGATACGCCCATCCTCATCACGCTGGACAGACCTGCGCACCATCTTTGCTTCAGGCATTGTCACATTCACAACCGTTTCAGGAATGTTGATTGTTTGTGGTTCAAGATTCACGATAGGTGAATTAACTTTGACACGCTGCTGTGGCATATTTATAGAAATGTCTTGTGGAGTTTCATTGATGATCAATGACTGTGGTTGCGCATCACGGTAACTGCGTTCTGGTGGAATTGAATCAGTACCCAATGTTGGCAAGTCTCCACCTTCAACACCAGCGATAGGTGCGCCAGCAACACCCATAATGAACTGATCGCCACCTTCATAGGGTTCACGGTTCTCAATCTGGCGAGCCTCGTTAGGTGTAAGCGTTCCAGACATGATCTGTGATTGTTGCGAGCGCACACGGGTTGAAAGATCAGCACGCAAAAACTCCTCTGGGTTAAAGCGAACAGATTGCAATGGTGGCAACATCTCACTGAAGGCTGATTCCAAACGGCGAACCCAACCAAGAAGCGTGTACTTAAAGAACGCTGAACCCAACGCTTCAATGTTTTGGTAGGTCTGCGAATCGCCACCGCTACCAATAATCAGGTGCAATGGGATGCGATACACACGGGCAATGTCACGAATGATTGATTCTTTGTGTTCCAACATTTGCATATCGGCTGCACTGGTTGTGATGCTGCGCCATTTCAAACCACCTTGCAAGACTGCAGGCTTTCTGTGTTTGTAATGTGATTCCATCCAGTTATCACGAATCTGGCGTGCCTGCTCAGTAGTCAATGATGAATCTGTTTCCAATACTGATGATGGGGTTGCGCCTTCACCGTAGAACTGTGCAAGGAAACGATCCATTGCCAAACCCATACCAACTGTGTTGCGCATTGTGTCTATCGGGCTGATTCCTCGCAACTGGTTCGGAAGGATTGCCCAATGGATTGCACGAACATCTTTGCTTGAGTATTGAACCTTGCCCAAGTCATAAATCATTTCCCCTGTGTCTGTGAGTGCTATCCCTTTGACTGCGTGGGGATGAATATTGCGCATCTCAACGGGAAGTCCGTCTGCACCTCTTGGCGCATAAATGTAGGCGTTGCCATGTAATGCAAGAGTGAGCATTGTTTGATGCACGAACTCAAACATATTTTGATGGTCGTTGGGTTGTTCAAAAACTGATGGTGTTGCAAGTCGTGTGATCCTGCCTGCTCGTTTCTCAACCAGTTCTACTGGCATTGATGCAATGGAATCTGCAAGGATAGTCACAGAAGCGAGAACTGCGCTATGTGCAACAGCAGTTATCTCTGTAACGATTTCGCCTGACCAGTTGTTGTATAACGGGCGTGCAGTTATCTGATACGGATCAATGCTTGTTGGTAGCGCACGCTGTTCAGATTTTTTCCACAAACTCATGCTGCCAAGCCTCCACCGACTATCAAGAGAACACCTAGAACAATAACACCAATCGGAACACTGAAAGTCGCTATGCCTGCGACAACACAGATTGCACCGATAACTTCCAATGATGTTGTGATTACTTCTCTAAGTTTCATGACCAAATGTCCAATACTGATGGGGTTATTGTTTCTACGGGTTTAGTTGTTGCACGATCCAATGCCATAACCATAGCAATACAAGCGTCAATCTTTCGTTTGCTTTTGCCTTTGGAAAGTGTCCAGCCTTTGTCGCTCATGCGTTGTGCTGCAGATAGAACTTGGTCTGTGAATGTTGGTGCGCCATCATGGGCAACCTTCTTGGACACAATCATTTCGTAAGCGTTACCGCAAGCAGGGATCATGCGTGATGCTGACTGTGGGAAAGTGACTAGGTTCATGCCTTCATCCGATAGGTATTCTGCGCTTCGTTCAAAAAACGCAGGGTCATAAACGAACTCTCGCACCTCATAGGTGTTGTGCAGTTCTCTCAGGTGGGCTTCCACTCCAGCAATGTCAATGCCTTCTAGTTCTGGATTCCAAATCTTTGCCCGAACAACAACACGATCCTCTTGAGGTTGAGCGACACAAACAGCAATGGTGTCACGGCGCAACGCCATGTCAATCCCAACCCACACAGGCAGATCAGGATCAAGTTGATGTGTATGCGATACACACTGTTCCCAAGCACCAGTAGGCAACCATGATTCTTGGCTTCTAGTCCAGTTGTTAAGTCGCCACCTGCGCACACTGGATTCAGCAGACTGCTTTACTGCTGCAGCCAAATCCTCTGGATCAAGCAAACCTTCAGCAAGATTCGGGTTCGCAATCATCCACGCTTTGCGATCATTCAGGTCACAGTCCTCTGGGGCTTCCCACCACCAGAACCCAAATGTCTCATCATCAACTTCACCAGCAGCAACCTGCTTGCCGTACTGGTACATCTGCCCTGCAGGTGAATCCAAATCAAACCCTGCAGTTGTGATGCTGATACTGATTGGTTCAATACGGTTTCCCGAACCCAACTGCATCTGGTCTAACAGGTCGCTGTTTGATTGACCCCATACTTCATCTATCAGCGAAACTGACGGGTTCAATCCAGCCAAACCTTTCACCTCACTGGACAGCACACGAAACACTGAACCGAATCTTGGCATCTCAATAGCGTCACGATAAATCTTTGCCTCAGCATTAAGCAATGGGCTGTTCTGGATTTGTTGTTTCGCTTCACCAAAAATAATTCGTGCTTGCTGACGATCATTGGCAATCGCATAAATCTCTGAACCTGCTTCACCACTG